GGAGCTACTGCTCCGGCCCCAAGCCTTTCCCCATGATACAGGGGTGTAGCCAAGTGGTAAGGCAAGGGACTTTGACTCCCTCACTCGCTGGTTCGAGTCCAGCCATCCCTGCCAGACCGCCGTACGCGGTCCAAACGCCCCATGGATTTTGACGTGACCCAGTAGCTCAGTTGGTAGAGCAACTGCCTTTTAAGCCGTGGGTCCGGGGTTCGAGTCCCCGCTGGGTCACCAGATAAATCCCTAGAGCCGCAATGGTTCCGGGGATTTTTTCTTTATTCTGAGCGCCGATTTTCAAGAAAAAACAGGGCTAAAAACCCCGGTTTTTCAAAAGCGTACAAGTCAAAATACAGGTCAGGCACCGGGCCCCCGCTTCCCCGGTGCTGTGGGCCTCCCCCGCGCAGTATGACGAATCCAATAGATATAGAGAGGAGCAACGTCATGCTGACAAAGGATCACATATCTTTTCAGCTTCAAAAATACAAGGCGGAACAGAAGCTGTCGCTGGATACTATGGCGCAGAAATTGAACCTTCCAAGAACTTCCCTGCAAGACTATCTGAAGGGGCGGGGAAACCCCCGGTCGGACACGATCGACCTGATTGTGGACAAGATCGGGCTCACCCTCCCTGAGATGTTCGCAGAGCCGCCGCACAGCCATGAACAGGCGGTGCATATACTCCAGGCTGCCGGGCTGCTGAGCGGGTTGCCAGAGGCGCAGCGGGAACAAGCCGTTCAGCTGTTCCTTGCAATGGTCTCACTGTTCAACTAAAAAACCACCGGGCAGAGGGAAACCCCTGCCCGGCTTTCTATGCTCTGGATCGGGATAGGCTTTTGACCGGCACCATGCACTCGAAGCTCTCCACAGTGCTGAACCTGGCCCCGCAGGAAGGGCAGCGGCGCTTGCGATGGATCGTACCGTCTGCCGCCTCCCTGGTGTTGTAGACCTGGCTGTCCTCGCCGCAGATTGGACACATACGGGCAGCATGATTCATCGACCGTAATCCCTTGTTGCCCATGATACATCCCCCTATTATTTGCAGTCACGTCCCAGAAGATAGTCCGTGGAGACCCCAAAGAAATCGGCGATGGCTTCCAATTTGCTGATTGTCGGTTCCTGTTCACCGCGCTCATATAAAAGTATTCTACTTTTGCCCATACCGCATAGTTCACTAAGAGCGCGAGCACTCAGCCGCCGTTGTTTGCGCAGTTCTTGAAGACGTTGTGGGAATATCAGATTATTGCACACAAAACCACCTCATTTTTAGGGCCTGCGAAATCTGCGGATAGCCATCTTTTTAGGGCCTCGGAAATCTTAGATTAAGAGCAGGAGGGCGCATGGAGCAAAGCCCACACGCCTCCCTCTATCAGCTCTATTCCGTGCCGCTGAGCGTGTCAGTGACGGGCTGGGCCTGGTAGTAGATCGCCTTGGCCTTGTTGTCCAGGACAAAGGCGTCATAGCAGATGCGGCCCTCCACAAGGCTGCCGCTGATCCCGGGCGGGTTCTCATGGATGGTGTAATCCTCCAGCTTGATGGGGGCCACGGTGGCGCAGGGGTGGGCCACCATGAAGCCGAACCCAGCAGGCAGGCGGTTGGCGGGAATCTTCTGCACGGTCATGCCGTCCAGGATGCCGATTACGCCCTTCAGGCGCAGCTCGTTCCCCACGTCGGTCTCCATGGTGATGTCCTTGCACTTCTTCATCAGCGCATAGGTGGCGGGGGTGACCACCAACACCCGGCCCGTCTCGGGGACTTCTGCGTCGTCCAGGGCCTGAGAAGCGGCCAGAATTTCGGGGTACAGGTTGGCGGAGGTCAGAGCCAGGGCGGCGGGTTTGTGACCGGCCTTCTGGCACATGAGGGCGTAGGTGTAGGCGTCCACCTCGGGAATCACGACTTCACGGTTCTGACGGGCCAGAGCGGACGCAGCGGCCAGCTGCCGGGCGGTCTCGTCGGTGTCCAGCTTGTCAATGGCGAAGGTGAAGGAGCGGTCCTTCTTCAACGTGAACTCCTCGGTGGTGGCGTCCAGGGCGGCCACAGCGCCATACCGGCTCCACTGACCTTCAGCGGGGCCTTTGCGGCCATAGTCGTTCATGGCGCTGGTAGTGATCTTGTAGACCTTGATGGTGTGGGCGCCGGTCCAGTCAAAGTCCTGATTGGTCAGGAGGGCCTTTTTGCTCTGTGTGGAAAACTGCTCGTCAGTATAGGGCTGGAATTTGGTTGCCAGGTCAATAGGCATTCGTTCTCATCCTTTCAGCTTTTGGGCCCGAACGCTGCCGCAAAGGGGTCTCCCAGCATGGACATCGTGCCCGTCCCCGCTGCATAGGGGGGCGGGACCTCATCCGCCCGGGCAATGGCCGGGAACTTCTCCACAGCTACGCCCACAGCCGCCTTGAACTTCTCCACGTCGGAGCAGTCCAGGACCTCCAGGAGCGCGGCGGGAAGCTTCTTGCTGTCCAGGTAGTCCCGGCAGTCCAGCCGGGCCTCGCGGGCCTTCAGGGCCTTCTCTCGCTCGTCCTCCGGGCTGGGCGCTGCCCTGTCAGCCCGATCCCGGGCCAACCGCTCGGAGACGATCCGGTTTACATCGTCCTGTGTGAAGAGCTTTCCGCCCTCCCCCTTTGCGCCGGGGTCGGCTTTGGCGGCCTCCAGGTCCCGGCCATGCTCCGCCAGGATGGCGTCGATCACTTCGTTGGGGAGAGGCTGGCCGTTCACCTGGAAGTTCTTCAAAAATTCCTTGTTCATAATTACCTCCGTTTTACGCCCTGAGTCGGGCTAAATAAAAAGCGCACAGGAGAACAGCTATAAAGCTGCTTTCCCATGCGCTTGAACGCTAACCTTGCGGCGGTACTCCTGTGCCTTTGTTAATATTATACCACAGGGGGGACTACTGGTCAAGGCTTTTCCCTAGAGCCGCAGGCGGTCCAGGGACAGGAACGGTCACATAAATGTGCATAAAGGGCGGGTGACGGTCACTTTTCCGCACCTTCGCCCCAGGGTGCCGCTGGAGGAGAGCCGCCAGATCAGCGGCGGCCTCCTCCTTTTCCTCGGGCTGGTATGTACATTTCCACTTCATGCGGACAGTCCCCTTCCATAGATCAGCTGGGCTTTTGCCTCCCTGCCTGGCGGGGCCAGTTTATTCTTGGTCACCTTCACCCGCATAAGGTGACCAATGATGTCCGTTCTTTTCTTGATGGGTTCCACCTTGTATGTATCCAGCCGCAGGGCCGCATAGAAGCCGATAGCCTTTCCTCCGGTCGGCCGCTCCGGATTCCCATACACAACGTCCGGTTTGGTCCGCATTTGGTTTACCAGAATGAGGGTGCAACCAGAGTGGTGAAGCGCCCGGGCCAGGATAGGCAGAGCCTTTGACATGACCTTTGCATGTGTTTCTTTTGGGCTGCACACAGCATTGATACCACACGCACGATCCGCCTCAGTGGGCAGGGCAGCCACAGTGTCTATCACAATGGAGCCAAACGCCCCGCTTCCTGCTGCAAGGAAACAGGCGTCCAGGGTTTTCTCCAGAGTGCCCACATCCAGCCGGTAGAGCTCTCCCGCTCCACGGAGCATGTGCGGGCTGAGGCCGTGATCCGCGTCAACGTAGAGCGTGGGCCCGGGGAGTTGGGCGGCCAGGTGGAGTGCAAGGGTGGTCTTGCCGCTGTCCTCGCGGCCGTGGATCTCCACGATCCGCCCCCGGGGGATACCGCCGCCCAGGGCATCGTCCAGCTGGGGGAACCCGGTGGACACGACCTCCTGCTCCGGGAGGCCATAGGTGGCACTGGCCTCACACTTCCGGTTGATGGTTGCCAGTAATTCAGGATTCATACTTGCAATCCTCCTTGTCTTTCTGTAGAATAGGAGGCGGAAACGGTTCTCTCTATTCCATTTCCGCCTTGCCGTCCTCGGTGTTCGCTGCACCGGGGGCGGTCTCTTTTTCCAAAATCCCAATCGTTTGGGATTTTGCCCTCTTCGCCTTTGCGAGTGTGCGGTCAAGCTCGTCCCGCTCCTGGGCCAGATGGGCCACGGCGGCGGTAAGCAGCTCAGGGTCTTTGCAGGTGTCCAGGCTGACCACCTCCCCCCGGTCCCGGAGGTAGACCACCGTCCGCACACCGTCCTGATCCCGGGCCTCCAGACACGTGACAAAGATCGCCAGCTCAGCCAGCCCGAAGGAGACTTCCTGAGGGCCATAGGGCTGGGGCTCGGGGTTGCGGCGCGCTGCTGCGTCCTTGGTATTGCTATTCATCGGTTTGCTCCTTCCTGATTTCGTCAGCGTTGACGGATTTGGGCGACTGCAGCTCATGCATCATCACGCAATTTATTTTGCAGGCTCTCCAAGCTATGAGCGATGGAGGTAATGGCACAGGTGCCATCATACGCCAAAGCGCAGCGGTCCGGTCTGCACACGAAATCTTCAAGATCAGCGGTACTTGCAAAGAACAGCGGGCAAACTCTCATATGGTCTCACCTCCTTCAAATCCGCAATTCATTCTTTTGCAGATCACTTATGATTTTCAATTCCACTCTCTTGTTCCTCCTTTGTGTGGCAGACATACCCCAAAATAAAACGTTCATTTCGTTCTTTTCGTTCTATGACTGGAATGGCAGGAACGAAATGAACGTTATTTTTCACTATCTGTCTGCCACGGCAATTCTTGTTGACCGTCATCAGGCAGTTCTTCAAACTGCCCAAAGTTCTGATAGTAGAAGCTGTGTTTCTTGCCCGCAGTCCCATGACTGGATGCAGCATGAACGATTCCGTCGTACTCAAACAGGGGCTTTTCAAGGGCTGTGATCTCTCTCCCCAGCTTCTTAGTGCTGAGAGACAGGTAAGTTTGGGCGATATACTTCCCGGCCTCCATCAGTTCTGATGCGGTGCCGTCCCAGCGGTGCTCCAGGGACTGCTCCAGCAGTTTCTTGACGGTCTTGACAATGGGGCTCTGATTGTACTCCAGCCGGGCCCGCTGCTCCGCCAGCCAATCTACCGCCCCCAACTGCTCCCACATACAGCGCTCCTCATCGAAGCGGATCGCCGTGTCGCTTTGCCGCACATCCCGCCCCGTGATATGCAGCACGGCCTCGCAACCGTCGCGCCTGTCTTTTGTGATGGTCCATACGGTATCCGCCGCGCCCATAATTCCGTTTGTCCCGGAAATCATGTTGAATGGGTCCCCATCGTCTCTCATTTTCCGGTTGTGGTGGAGAAACTGGACAGATAGAGCGTACTTATCCATAAACTCCTTGACAACCCCCATTTCCCGATAGTCCTGGGCGTACGCCGCTTCTCTGGAAAGGCTCTGTCCCCTGATTTTCTGGAGCGTGTCAATGATGAAAAACTTGGTGTCCGGTTTGCGCTGTAAATGGTCGTCCAGCGTGTCCAGCAACCCCCTGTCCAACGTGGGCGCCTTTGTAGTAAAGCCGAACAACGGCGGCGCAGGAGCTTTGCCCCAGACTGTTTTCATACGGCTCTGCAGGCGCTGCAAACTGTCCTCCAAGGCCAGATACAACACACCAGTCTGATGGGTGTCGTGTCCCAGGAAGGACTTGCCAGAAGCGAGACAGAGGCCCAAATCAAGAACCATCCAGCTTTTCCCGATCTTGGAGGCGGCGGACAGTAGGCTTGTCCCCTCTGGGAGAATGCCGTCCACCAAATACTTGATTGGGGGCAGATTCGCTTTCTGGAGGTCTGGCGCGGATATTACTTCCAGCCCCTTTATCTCCTTTTTCGGTGCCTTCTCGCTCTGGTCGCTTCCGGCCCGCTCCTTAGCAAAGAACAGATCCGTGACCCCCAGCCCCATAGCCTGGACGATTTGATATCTTTTGCAGCCATGGGCGCACGCAAGCACTATCTCCGCCGCCCCCTTGGTCACGGTCAGGCCGGGGCCGTTATGGGCGGGACATACAGCGCTCCACTGATTCTGCCCGTGGGTCTCCACCCCCTCCAGGCGGCTTAGAAACTCATTGATGCTCAAGCTGCCGCCTCCTCATCCATACAGGTAATCCCACTTGGCCTTGTCCTCCTGGTGCTCTGCGTACTTTCGGATCAACTCCTCCAGGTTGATGGTCATGGACAGCTTGTCCGGCTGGCCGATCTCGATGACGGTGTAGCCCTGCCGGTCACAAATCCGCTCGATCAGCTCCGTGGAGCTCTGGCCCACCAGCTGGGCGGCCCGCAGCTGCTCCTTGGTCACGGGGACGGTGATGGCCTCCTCCTTGCCGGTTCTGTGGTCGTGAACCACCAGCGGGAACACCCGCGCAGTAATCATGATCTGGTTTTTCATGCTGTTTGCTCTCCCTTCAGATAGTCGATTAGCAGGTCAACATTGACCAGGTACTTGACGCCTGCCCGGACGCTGGGCAGCTGCCCGGTTTTGATAAGACGTCTGATGTAGTGCTCAGTGATGGCGCAGTCCGGGTCCTGCTCCCGCAGGAACTCTACAGCTCCATGGGGTGTGCGCATTCTTGGGATTGCCATGGTCTACACCTCCTCAATGAGGGCCGCCGGGTCCACACTGAGCGCCGCCGCCAGTCTCCGCAGGGTGGACAGCTTCACGGTCCCGCCGTTGTTGCTCCGGCTGATGGTGTTGATGCTCACCCCGGACACCGCCGCCAAATCCCGGATGGATTCCACTCCGGCGTTCAGCATGGCCAGCGCCAACTTGCTTTTGCTGATTCGCACTTTCTTCTTGCACTCCTTTCGATTTTGTGGTATGTTGTGGGTAGTTCTTACTACAATGAGATAATATCTTATTTGAGTAAGAATGTCAAGCCACATTTCTTACTCGAATAAGATTTATGAAATCTGCACAAGATTGGAGGTGTTTTTTGATGTTCTATGAACAATTTCTTGTTCTATGCCAGAAAAATGGCACATCTCCAGCCGCTGTAGCACGAGCATTAGGGCTTGGTAACTCAACCACCACTGTTTGGAAAAAAGGCTCCATCCCAAAAGGCGATACTCTCCAGAAGCTGGCGGACTATTTCGGGGTATCGGTGGATTATCTGCTGGGCATATCGGACAGCGCATGGGCAAAGGCTGAGCAGCAGATCAGGGACACATCCAGCCCGTCCATTCTGGGCGAACCGCTCCCGGAGGACGTGCAGCGGGTGGCAAGCTCCATGGAGCAGATGAATGAGGAGGGCCGGGGGAAGGTGGTGGATTACGCCGAGGACCTGGAAGCGTCGGGCCGATATAAAAAACGTGGTGCGGCTGGAATGGGCAAAGAGGCGTAACCAGGAGCGCCCATAGCGGCGTTTTCCCGCTCCGGAGGGTACAGCTACCACCCCGCCCCAGGATGGCTCAGATGGGCCGCAGGAGGGCTGAGAGAGGGCTTGAATCGGCAGGCGCTTGCCGATTTCCCTCAGCAAGACCAAATCCGACAGCGCCGTCGGATTTGAGCACAAAAAACCGCCTCGGTGCAGCGAACACCGAAGCGGTCAGAGATGCACAAAAATAACCCATCGACTAAACAAGGCACCTTTGCGCCCTTTTATGATATCATATCGGGGCAAGGGTTGTCAAACATGAAAGGAGCAATTATGGCAACCTATACAAAACGCGGCAATTCCTACCGGATTCGTGCCTCTGTGGGCTATACCCCGGAGGGCAAGCAGGTGATGAAGAGCCGGACCTGGACGCCCACACCAGGAATGACGGAGCGGCAGATTGAGAAGGAGCTTACCCGACAGATGGTCCTCTTTGACGAGGAGTGCCGCGGCTCGTCCCTCACCGATGGCCACATCAAGTTTGAGGCTTTCGCCAACCAGTGGTTCACGGAGTATGTGGAAAAGGCCCTGGGCAAGAAAACGCAGGCCAACTACCGGCAGATGGCCCCACGCATCTATGAGGGCATTGGGCACCTGTACATGGACAAGATCACGCCCAGGCAGCTCCAGAAGTTCGTCAACGGTATGGATGGGCTGTCTCCCAAAACCATCAAGAATCATCTGTCGCTGATCTCCTCCGTCTTCACCTACGCTGTGAGGATGGGGATGGTCCAGCACAATCCATGCCGGGCCGTCACGCTGCCGCCACTGGAGACAGGGAAAGAGAAGGCCTGCTACACCCTGGAGGAGGCCCAGGCTTTTCTTGACGCCTTGGCCAGTGCCCCGCTCCGGTGGCAGGTGTTCTTTTCCCTGGCCCTGTTCGGCGGCTTCCGCAGGGAGGAGCTGTGCGGCTTTGAGTTTGACGACTTCGACATGGAGCAGCACACTGTCTCTGTCCGTCGGGCATCACTCTACACCAAGAAGGACGGTATCTTTACCGCTCCCACCAAGACCGCCAAAAGCCGCCGCACCTTGAAGCTGCCTGCGTGGATCTTCGACATGGTAAAGCAGCTCCGGGCGGAGCAAATCACGCAACGGCTCGCCCTGGGGGATCAATGGCATGAGTGTGGGCGTCTATTTACCAAACTGGACGGTTCCCCAATCTCCCCCGAACAGCCCTATAAATGGCTGAAACGATTTTGCAAAGAAAATAGGCTCCCCTTCCTGGGCATTCATCAATTCCGCCATTTGAACGCCTCGCTGTTGATTTACACTGGTGAAGATGTGCGCAGCGTCTCCGCTGCCCTGGGCCACAGCCAGACCTCCACCACACTGAATATTTACGCCCACACCTTCGAGACCGCCCAGGCCCGTGCCTGTGATGCCTTGGCTAAGGCGCTGCCGGTGAAATTCGGGAAGAAACGGGCGTGATATGTGGTCATTATTTGGTCGTTATTTTGGCAAAAGGTAACGACCAATGGAGGCAGGATACAAAAGCCACAACACGAAAGTGCTTGTGCCACAATGGGTTGCGCAACTCACGCAACGACACAAAAGGCGGGGTATACTTTTCAAGTCCTGTCCCCGCAACCAATTTCACCTAAGACGGATTTCAATGTGCTTTGCATGTTGAAGTCCGTTTTAGTTTCTCCTGGGGTGGCTTCGATCCGCTCAATGAGAAGGTGGATAGCCTTTTCGTCTGCGCTGGCCTTCAAAACCTCCAGCCAGGCCTTGATTTGACCAACGGTAAAGTCCGTTGGTGGGGTGGTCTCCTGGAGCTGGACAATCTCTGCCTTGATGGTCTGCATTTGTTTGCCAATGTCGGCCACTACAGCGGGCGGCAAGGCCCCTGTGACCAGATTCTTCATAAGGGCGTCATATTCCCCCTGCTTCGCCTCTATGCGCTTCTGGAGGGCCTTGTTGAAGTCCTCGACCCGGTTCTTCTCCCCGGCCTGATACTGACGCAGAGCGGCGGCGATCTTGTCCTGATTCTCTGGAGACAGGAGCTTGTGGAGGTAGTCCACAGCGGCCTTGTCCACTTCCTCCATGCGGATTGAGGGAGCGCCGCACTTTTTGGAACAGTAGTAGCGGAAATATTCATGCCCCTTGCTGACGGACCGCGCCCCGTGCATTTTTGCTCCACACTGGCAGTACACCAGGCCGCTGCACAGATACCCGGCCTTTTTCCCAGTCTGCTTTCTCTCTGTCATAATGCGCTGCACCTCCATAAACTGGGCCTTACTGATGATCTGCGGCAAGGCGTTTTCTATTCTAATGGCGTTGGGCTTGCTCCGCCGGTCCTCCCGGCGCTCCTCCTCCTGGGGGGTGTAGATGTATGTCCCGGTGTACTTCTCATTGCGGAGCATTTCATATATCTGCGTGTACTTGATGGGCTTGCCCCGCTTGCCGGTGATCCCGGCTGCGGCCAGCTCCTCAATGATGGCGGTGAAGCCCTCACGGTTTGCGGCGGCGTCAAATATCTTACGGACATAGCCCGCCTCCAGCTCGTTAACCACATACTCCTGATTGACCACATCATAGCCAAAGGGAGCATACCCGCCGTTGTGCTTCGCTTTCATGGCCGTCTCCCGGTGGCCCTTTTTCGTCTCGTTCGAGAGGTTGTCCAAGTAATACTCCGACAGCGACCACATGAGGGTTTTCATGATCTTCGCCTCGGCGCTGGAGCCGAAGTCCTGGGCCACGGCGATCAGCTCCACGGCCCGGTCTTTCAGCTTCTTTTCCAGGTTGACATGTTCCCCCAGGTTGCGGGCCACCCGGTCATACTTGTGGATCAGGATGGTATCGAACCGGCCCTTGTTCACATCCCGGAGCAGCTTCTGATAGGCTTTCCGACTGGCCGTCTTGGAGCCCTTCCCGCTGACCGCCTCGTCTGCGTACACCTCCAGGACAGCATAGCCCTTGCTGGCGGCGTACTCCCGGCAGGCCCGGACCTGGGCGTCTATGCTGGCTTCGTCCTGCTTGTCTGAGCTGTACCGGGCGTAGATTACGGCGTCCTTCATAGTTCCCCTCCTTTTCTGTTGCATTTTGTCGGCGGCTATGGTATGCTGGTGATAGGAAAGAATTATCTTTCAGCGCTGCTAGTAACGGTAGGCGGTTGGCCCTCTCGACAGAGGGCAGCTTCTTTGCCCTCTGATCTCACGAAAGGGGGGCTTGCCCAATGGTCACATACAGTGAACTGTTCCAGTACTCACTTGTCATCATCGGCATTATCGGCCTCTTTATTGCGGCCAATAAAAAGAAGTAACCGCCCTCGGTCCCCCAACCCGGCGGTTACTTCAATCGTCTAACTAGGGGGCCACCCGCTTACCGGCAGCGCCCTTTCTATTCTCAGTATAACCGCATATTCTCATTTTGTCAATGCCCTGTACCATCTGGTACGGGGCTTTTTGCTCCCCGGTTCGGGGGATTGCTTGATTTTCAGCAGACCTCAGATTTGGGGGCAGTTCATCAGGGGATTTTTGTTCCCCAGTTTAGGGGAGGTTACCGGCGCTTTGTCCGGCAAGCTACTTCCCTCGGTATTTCGGGGCTATGGGTGCGATATCGCACAGCGCAGATTTGCGCTCTCCAAAATTGGATTGTCGCAACTTCTTGCGATATCAAAAGGGGGACGAAATTTCGTCCTCCTACTCCCCCTCCTGCGGCCCCTCAGCGCCCTCCGGGGGCGGGGTGGTATCTGTACCCTCCTGCGGCTCTGGGGGCGTTTGTGGGGGCTCTGGGGTGGGAGGCCATGGGATTAGGTATTTATCATAGATATCTGTTTCTTTTATCCGGCGAAGAAGTTCATAAATCTCAAACTTTGAGAAAGATAATATTCGATCTTCTAATGCGTCTACATCGGTAGCTTTAGCTAAATAAACTTTTTTAGCTCTTTTGTCTGCGATTACCCATGCTTCAGCCTCTTTAGGATCAACACCACTTTCGGTAAGTTCGTCAAATAAAGATTCATTCAAACCGATTAAAAATCCAATTTCTTTCAAAAAAGCTGTAACTGCCTTAAATTCGAGTGTTTTGCCTGGAAGCGTTACTGTTTCTTTGCCGCTACTTAAATTTAATTCAACTTTTCCATCTGGTAACGGCTTTATATCGTACAAATCATCAGTCGTCACCCCAAAATAATCAGCTAATTTATTAACTGTATCATATTTCGGGGTGGTCCCCTGCTTTTTCCACATGGAAACCGTTGATTGACGTAGACCTAAATCTCGTGCAACCTTTGTTGGAGTAACTCCTTTTCGCTGGCATAATTCAAAGAATCGGTCATAAAACACAAATTCACCGCCTTTATTTTGGTGGTATCTCCAAATATCAGAAAACTGGTTGACAAAACCAGATATATGGTTTATTCTGATACCAGTTTTCTGTTACACACAACATATCACAAAAACGAAAGGAGTGCAAGAAAAAAGTGAGAATCAGTAAAAACAAATTGGCGTTGGCAATGCTCAACGCCGGGGTTGAATCCATCCGGTACCTTGCAACGGTGTCAGGGGTGTCCATCAACACCATTAGCCGGAGCAACAACGGCGGCACCGTGAAGCTGTCCACCCTGCGGCGGATTGCGGCGGCGCTCAAGGTAGACCCGGCGGAGCTGCTGGAGGAGGTCTGACTGTGAGCGACAACATTTGCCGTGTGCCCGTGTCCGCTACATACACCGTCTATCATGGTAGCAGTGAGCCGGTGATGACGGCGGCGGAGTACGCAGATATCCCGGCGGACGCTATCGCCCGGTATCTGGTGGAGCGGTGCGGTGTGGATGCTATTTTCGGGGGTGATTGATTGAGCGATACGTTATCCTGGAAGCCCCCCGACTACTCCGACGCCGGCAACGCTGTCATCCTGGTGAACGAATACCACGGCCTCCTGGCCTTCTGCGACGCCCTGGGCTGGCTTTCCTGGGCCGGTACGCATTGGGAGCCGAACGACCATGACGCCGTGGGGCGGGCCGTCAAATTGACAGAGAACATGATTATCGAGGCGGGAATTGACCTGACCAGCTCCATTCAGGAAAAAGCCGCTGCTGAACAAGCCGTCGCACAGCAGGAGGAAGGCGCGGGGGAACGGTTGGAGCAAGCAAAGGCCGCTGTCAAAAGGGCGGTCGAGTACTTCAACCACGCTAAAAAATCACGGAACCTTCCGCGCATTAAGGGCATGTTAGAGCTGTCAAAGCCTACCTTACATATTGCCGCTGACCGGCTGGACGCTGACCCATTCGCCCTCAACACCCCGGCGGGGATCGTAGACCTTCAAACGGGGAAAATAACCCCCCACGACATTGACGCCCCCTTCAAGTGGAACACGAGGATAACCAACGCCTCCCCCGGCGACCAGGGCGCTGCGGTCTGGACCGAATTTCTCCAGACAATCACCTGTGGCGACGATTCCCTAGTGGGATTTCTCCAGCAGGTGGCCGGTATGGCCGCAATCGGGAAAGTGTTCTACGAGGGGATCGTCACAGCAAACGGCGGAGGCCGCAACGGCAAAAGCACCTTTTTCAACACGATCTATGGCGTTTTGGGGACCTATGCAGGCACCATTGATTCCAACGTGTTGACCACCGACCGGCAGAACCGTGGCGCGGCCCTGGCCACGCTCCGGGGCAAGCGGCTGGTCATCGCCGCCGAGCTGGAGGAGCACCAACGCCTGAGCACGTCCACCCTGAAGAAGCTGGCCAGCACCGATAACCTGACCATTGAGGAGAAATACAGGTCCCCGGAGGATATTGTCCCCTCCCACACGCTGGTGCTGTTCACAAACCACCTGCCCCGTGTCGGTTCCACGGACGACGGCACATGGAGACGAATTATCGTGGTCCCATTTAATGCTGTCATTCCAGAGGGAACCGGTGT